TTAAAATGTGGGTTACCTTTGTAACATTACTCACATAAACCAACGAAAAAGAAAGGGTTGCAAGGTAGACGAAGACTTACAGAGTTCCTGCATGTGGGTGGTAAAAACCAAACGTAGTGTAACGGTAACACAGCAAACCTTTAATCGTACCATAAAGGAATTGAAAAGCGCTATTTGTATTTCAGGTTCGAATCCTGACGTTTGTGCAAAGTAAGGTGAATATTCACAAGCGTGCTGATAGTTCGCTAAATGGTCAAATCACTTTACTACTTTATAAAATCGGGTGTTTGGCATAACACTACTAATTTTGTTTGATGTTTAATTATTTAGCGAGAGGGTGGGTAACTACCCTTTTTTAATTTCACTACAAATAAAAACCCTCCTAACGAATTAAGAGGGTCAAAGCTAATAAAAAATATAAAATACAAGTAGATGTTAAGGAATGATTGCTGGATAGTCGGCTGTGTAGGCTGCTTTCATTTCAGTTAATACTGCTGTCTGCCTTGTAGCTTCGTTTGTCTCTTCTAGCTCGGTTAAGGTGTCAACTAAGACTCTTTGCCTCGCTATTTCTTTTATTCTTGCAGCCCTTTCATACATTGCGGTAGATAGGTTAAAGGCTCCTAAAGCGTCCTCATCTGTTTCTAGCAAACCTGTAACTGAATTGTACTTTGAGAAGCTAGACAAATTCTCTGTGAAGTAAATATATTTCTCGTGCGTAATCTCAGTGAACCCTTCAGGTAATTCCTCTACGTCTGAGAATGTAGCTAAGGCTTTAATTTTAGCTGCCTGTATTTTAACTGCGTATTTTGTTGCCATATTTTTAGATTGGTATTTTTAAGATTACACACTGAACGGTTATATTAGCTGCTACTCCTGTTGTCGCATTTTGTCTAATACCTAAGTTGAATTGGGTAGGCGTAACAAGTTTAACTGTTGGGACTCCAATGGAGTCTTGGTCGGTTTGGTTATTACTAGTGATAAAAAACTGTACGTAATAGGCAAAAGTATTAGAAGGGGACAAAGTAACTGTAAATGAATTAGACCTTGTACCTGTGGCTACCACTACACAACCAATAGCTTGAACAGGGTAACCGATAGTGTTTGCTATTGTTGTAGATGTGTTTGCGTTACCTATATTGTTAAATGTAAGTGTAAACATACCCAAAACCTCCAATAACTTAGGTTTATTTTGGATAAAAGCATCACTCGCTGGATTCGATTCTGTCCAATTGGCTTTAGTCTGTACAAAGGCTGCTGGTTTGTTTTGGATGTAGTCTAAGGCGTTCGGGTCTGTCTGCGTATAATTTGCTCTAGGCATTTCCTCATACATCAGCCAATCTGTTGACCTCTTAACGAAGGTATAAACTACATCACTTCTAATTGCAATAGTTCCTGTACGTCCATGAGAGTCTGTTATAGTCACCCCATAGTCACCTGCTCCATTAAGAACAATACCTGCAAACGTAGGGCCACCAAAAATCATCTTAAGAGTAGAGCCAAGTGGCAAGATTGTCAAACGGCTTATCTTCTTAGTGCTTGGTGCCCCTATTACCCATTGGACAAAGTTTTTAGTCACAATGTAACCGTACTCATCAGGGCCTCCACCTACTAAAGTCTGTAAATTGGCTTCTGCTAAGTGGGTAATACCACTCAAACCGAAAAACTCAGTCATGTTGAGCTGCAAGGTTTGGATGTGGGTTTTAGAGCTTACATTTACAAACTCAGTACCGTTGTGAACGAGTATGTGACCACTCGCAACAGATGTAATTGTAACGTCAGTAAGGCTGTTTAAATTCAATGCTGCTATTGTTGCATAAATAGCACTAATAGCTGTATCGAATACGCTTGAGTCATTGGCTAACACTGGAGTAGTCGCCTTAGTGTATGCGACCCCTGAATCTGTTAACGAAGTACAGCCATCAGGGACTAACAAATAACCAATAATTACCTGTTTGTCAGGGTCAGTCAATGCTGGAGCAACTGGAGAAGGCGAAGGCGTGCCCTGTATTGAAAGATAAGTTGCGGCTGTACCTCCAACTATATCTTCGTAAAAATGCTCCATTACTATCAAGTCAATTCTAAACTCACTAGTAAGATTTGGCAGAATTCCGATTGAAATTTCGCCTGTCTCGTTTATCACCATGCCTTGTTTAGTGATCGCACACCCTACCTTTGTGAAGCTGGTTAAATCCTTCTTGATGTATTTGTACCCTGTCACATCGTGCCAAAGTATCAAATTCATTCCTGCTACAAATGGCTTAGCTTCGTAGCCTCTATATCTACCATCAGGCAAAACGCCCATTAACCTTTGATTTAAGCTAAAGGTTAAGTCGTCATCTTGCCAATTATGAAATCTAAATTGTGCCATTATAGTGTTTTAGGTGGTTGGTTATCGTCTTTTTTAATGGTCTTCTCGAAAGCTGTAACCCCTAATAAAGCAGACACAAAGCCTAAAACATAAGCCAATGTTACCTCGTAATGTGGGTGAGATTCAAAGAAAAAGATAAATATTAATGTCGCCAAGCTAAAAGATAATGCTATTAATCTTTTTGAGCTTAACTGTCCGTCTTGGTCTTGAAAAAACTGTTTCATATCTAGGATTTATTAAATTTCTCATTCATACGTTCAATTGTAGATTCTAGTTTATCAATGGACTTTATCAGTCTATTAGTAGTATCGTCCGAGTGTGCCTTGTTATTATTAATTTCCATTTTTAAGGCATCGTACTTCATTTCCGATTTTTGTTCTAGTAAATTAACTTTATTGTCTTGTTTCCAATAAAGCCCTGTTATTACTACAACAATAGAGGCTAACTCTATGATTTTAAGTAGTGTATCAATCTCCATAATATAAATAGTTAAGCCCCTCCAATCGGGACTGAGTTATAAGTTAAAGTTTGTAAAGTAGCATTGATAGGCTGGTTAAACTTAATGATGTTGAGTATAGCAGCGTTTAACTCTGGTGTAAGAGTAGGGCCGACTAAATCAAGTGTATAACCGCTGCAACCAAAGCAACGCCCTCTGTCAAAGACTCTGCCAGGCGAATCAAAGGTTAAAGGAGAATCAAAACTGTTGGTGTTGTCGTATTCAGTCAGTGACATTGTAATCCCTATCAACTGAAATAATACTTCGTAGCCTTTTTTAGTTCCTTTGATGTTGTAGTACCTGAAAACATGCTTCAATACTCTACGCCTCCAATCCAAATCTTGATACAAATAAATTAACCCTTTGTCGATGTCAAAGCCTGTCATTGATTCCAAATAAGGCACGTAACGATCAAAGCACGTTTCAGGGTTGTACAAGTTATCTAAAATAGAGTCAATAAACGGTTTTAAGTCGTCTATATCAGCACCTATACACTCGTTAAAGCGTTCTAGAGTGCCTTTTCCTGCTATGTCTTTGTTGCTATCAACCCTCTTGTCAGACTTAGAAAAGTACTTGAATATGTTAAACTCGAACTGCATTATATACCCCCTGTTGCGTTAATTGTGATATCACCTGACAAAGATACTGGTAAACTCGGTTCGTTCAAAATCAAACTATCATTGTACTTGTAAGTTTTGAAAGTCCACTTGTCATTCGTAGAGTAAGCCCCTGCATTAACTGTAAAATCTAATTCAGTCAAACTCACCAACGCCCCGACTGTATAATTACTTACTAAAACGTTTTCTCTCATGAGTCTAAACGTAGTAGGTGACAACATAGTAATATTCCATGACACCTCGCCAACACTACCTGCTTTAACCTCTCTAGTCCAATTCAAACTAGGCATACTTACTTGGTCAGGGAACGCATAAGGCACATGAGACACTAAAGTAATAGTTGAGAAGTCCACGCCTTCTGTGTTTTCTATAACTGCGTACAAATCACTGATTCTAACACTGCCGCCAATGCTTTGATTTAAGAAAGACAAGAATTCAGTTAAATTATCTGTTACGTTTGTCACGATCTCACTTTGGACATATTGAGGCTTAACTCTCAAACTGATTTCTAGTAAAATTCTTACTTCGCCTGCTGTGAATATAGCTAACTGTGTAGTAATCATTTTTCTTTCGTCTAACCAAACACCAACCGCAGAAAGTAAAGCCCCTGACGCTACACCTCCGCCCACTGGTACAACGTAGATATTTACTTTCTTGCCACAAACGAAATTAACCCCTGCTTTAGCTACACCATTTACAAGCTCTGTAACGTCGATGTAGTCCTGCAAAGTAACTGCTCTGTATTTAGTTCTTGAGGCTAAAGGGACATTTCTAGTAATTTCTGAGCTTGTCTCAATTCCCGATCCACCACTTGCCCTGTCAGGGTTAGTAACTGCAATAGTGTATGTTGGAGGCAATACGATAGGAGTAAGCACGTTTACAATTGTATTAGTTGTTACGTTGCCTTCTTCGCCTCTAGTTACCTTATAATCAGTGACTATTGCAAGTGTATTTGTAGGAATTTCACCGATAACACCATCACCAAAACGGATAATAGGCTGTCCAAGCTCGTTAACGTTACATTGGAAAAATTGAGCTGTTGGATAAGAGTAAGCAAATGTTTCTTGACTCTCCCAAGCTATCGAATTGATTCTAACTACAACTGATTTGTCAACTACATTGTCAGGTAAAACAAACTCTTGATTTGCTAAGCCGTTGCTATTTCCTATTGTTACGTTGGTCAATAGTTCTACTTGCTCCGCTGTAACGTTGCCTATTGTGTTCCCTGTTGTAATAACGAGGTTTGCCAACGTCTTAAAGCGTATGCCTTCTGCTGTCTCACAAATCGTACCTGCTGGAACTGTTACGTTAGACGGTGCTGCTGCGTTAAGGGTGAATTGTAGGTTTACGGTAGCTGCTGAGCTCGCACGAATCCTGTAATCGTAGGAACGTGCAATTTTGACTTTATTTTTGTAAAGCCTTGCAGAATCTAGAAATATTTCACGACCTGCTGAGTCTACGTAATACCCTAACATCTCACTAATACCTGACCAAATCGAAATCATTTTAACAAAAATGTTACCTTCTGTGTGGTCGGTTATTTCAGGCACTTTCGCCTGCATATTAGTGATAGTATTCTGTTTAATTTGTTGGTAGCTTCTATCTATATACTTGACCCAACTTTGAGTTAAAAATCCCATGTCTTAATAAATTAATTCTCTGTAAAAAGGGTAAACAAAACTGTTGATCTCATTGGATGCTAAGACGTTATAAGTTATTTCACACAAAATTACATTATTTTCTTGAGTGTAAGAAACTTTTTTTAACTTTATTCTCTTCTCCCAAACCTCAATTGCTTCAACAATAAACATTTGCAATAAAGCTTTTAATACTTCGTCGTTTTGCTCAAACAAAGCCTCGTCTAAGCGGCTGCCATATTCAGGCAGAAACAAACGACTACCAACTGGAGTGCTTAAGAGTTGAAATAAGCTTTGTTTTATGTTGTCTTCGTCATAACTCAAAGCTGGTTTACCGTTTACGATTTGGATCGGGTATTTAATGCCTACCCCTAAATAATTTTCCATATTCTTAATCTAATGTAACTTTATTACTTAAAAAATCATTCCACTTTGTTTGATACTCTAAAACGAAAGCTGCCCACGTTGGAGCTGTGGAAATAGGAGCTGTTAAAAACGTGCTGGGGTTTACTGGTATATTGGCAAGCGTCCCCAAATCTGCAATAAATTCATTTAATAAGCTTTTCAAAGTATCACCAAGTACCGCCTTTTCTGCACTGTTATTTAGTGAGCCCTGACTTATTTTATCCGCAATTTGACTTATTCCGTTTGAATTCATTTCAATGATGTTTCCAAACTTATCTGTGATTCTTATAACTTCACTGCCTGCTTTGTCGTCTAATTCAATTCTGTGCCCTGAGGTGGTCTGCAATACTGTATTAGTAGGCTTTCCATTGTTGTTGTTGGCTGCTGCTGGCATGTCACCACGTGCAAACCACCCATACTCCCAAATAGGAAAACGAGTGTCTCCCCCTTCGAAGCTTACCCAAATTGGATCGGCTTTGTTAGGTACTGCCACAAAGCCAATGTTAGCCCCACAAAAAACACCCTTAGGCAATGCCCAAATATCAGGCGACTCATCACCGTAAATCTGCGGAACTTCAACACGTAGCCTTAACAAAAATTCAGGGTCTTCATTCGAAAAAACAAAGCCCTTATAACATCCATAGTATTTTTCCTCTTTCATTATTTGTTCTTTTTGTCACCGTCCCAATTGTAATACTTAACCGTTTTCTTAGTGTCACCTGTTCCATTGCCTTCTGTTTTGTTTACAGTCGTTCCTGTGGAGGGGGTTGTAACTTCGTCCTTATTGGCTGCTTTGGTCGTACCGTTTTTACTTAAAGTTACGGTTGTCATGTAAGCAGATGAGCCTAAAGAGTGGCTTATTTTCTCAATTTTCCAATTTCCTGAATGCCTTAACGCTACGTTTGAGATCGTAATAATGTCACTTAGTTTTAATAGTGGGTTACCTTCAATGTTTAAAGTAGCTTCTAATATTTTCTCGTTATTTCGCTTAAACGTACTATTGGCCAAGTTCTGCATTTCGTTTCTGTCAGAGCTACCACTAAATACCGTTTTCTTAGCTGTGACTGGGGTATTGTCACTTGCGCCTTTTTTCAATGGGTTACCATCCCAATCGTAGGCGGTTCCTTTGTTCGTTGTTTTAGGCAAATCTTTGTCAGTTTTGGTCGGAGTGTCACCCATGATTAATTTCATTGGATTGTCTCCTAATAGTGTGCTTGTATCTGTGTTTGAGACATTTATTTTCTGTTTTGTCAATGCGTCCACACTTAACACACTCACATTGTTTGCGGCTCCTGACTGCTTCGCCTCTCTCAATTTTGGCTTAAAGCTGACTATGTTAACACCGTAGGTATATTTAACCGTTGAGGCTTTGTCAAAGTCTTTTTTCTCAAAAATGAGTAGGTTGTTTTGGATGTGGAAAACAAAGTCACCGTTTGACTCCTTAGATGCTAAATAGGTTAATAATTCGAAGTCATCACGGTTGCCCTGCGGTAACACTGGCCAAACGTAAGTAGTTGCTTGTATCTGTGGAGTTAATCCGTACTTGGATGCTATCTGTTCGGCAATTTGTGAAGAAGTTAGTTGTTTCCAAATGGTTTGTTCACTAACTTTACGCATAACATTACCCAAATCTAAACACTTAACTTTGAATTTTACTCTTTGCCCATAGTCAGTGTCTATGTCAGTGATTCTAATCTCATGTAAAGGGCTCATTTCTTGCCCTAAATAACCAAACTGAAAGCGTAAAATAGTGCCTGATACAATATCGTCGTCATCTACAATAGAGTAATTAGTACCTGCCCTAAGGTCAAACTCAGCATAATTATCCACCTCCAAAGCCTGCTCAAACCGCACACTTTCGACAAAATCGGAAATGTCACGGCCTGAATCTTTGATAAAAACTTTAACGATAGGTGTTTTCATAGTACTAGTTTAATTCGGTTTAAGTCAGGAATGAGTAAGTTTTTACCTACGTAGTCAGATAGATCAAAAGGGTCGATTATGTTGTTTGCGTCGGCAATTACCCACCACCATTTCGAAGGGTCAATAGAAACTGATTTATAGTAACGATATGCAATTAAATCTATTCTATCAAACTCAGTTACAATGTGATAGCGATCTAATTCATTTCCTACTATAACCAAAGGCTCACGAACTAAAAGCTGCTCGTCTCCAAAGTCTATGACTTGTCCATTAATGTATAAATTATTTTCTCTTAATTCTAGTGTAGCCATAATTAGAAAATTAAATCACGTTGTTTGTAGTCTATGTCAGTGTCTAATGCAAGTGTGAGGTCAACGTATGCCTGCTGCGGTAAAAATCCTTTCTCTTTGTTGAATCTAGACAAAGTATAATTGAGGGACTTTACAATCCATAAATAATTCTTATCTCTGAATAAATCACCGTAAACTAGCTTAATTCTAGAAGGTCTTTTCTCGCTGTTGCTTAGCTCACGTCCATTCGAATCTGTTGCGCCGTCGTTATTGTAGGTCAAAGCCTCTAACCACTCGCACGACCTTATAACGTCCTCTCTACTTTCCTCTTCTGCATAAAAATCAAGTTGGAGGGACAAAGTTTTTGCCCCTCCTGTATATTGATAAAACGGATTGTTACGCCCTACAACTTGAACGTCCTGCACACTCACTGCCCTATTGATTTTCAAGTCAGGCGGTACGAATTGAATGTATAGTTGCTTAGTAGGGTCATCTACAAGAATGAAATATAGTTTTTTATCTGTTGTTGCCATGATTACGGTTTTCTTGCGTTGTCCATTTCTTGTTTTTCAATCATTTTAGAGTAAATCAAATCACTGTCTAACTGCAAATTAACTACTGCTGGTTGCGTGGTTGTGTTGTTGTTAGTAGTGGTATTTGTGCTGCTGCCTCCTGCGTATTGTTGCCCGAAGTTACTCGCCATTGTATTAGATAGCCCTGCTGCTTCGTTTACTGCTGCACTTGATATATTGCCTGCCTCTGATCCTGAGTCTGCCCCTGTTATCCAATCAGTTGCGCCTCCTATCTTATCACCAAGCCATTTGAAAGGTGCTGTCACTGTGTCCCAAATACCTGTAATCATAGACTCAAGCCAGGCAACTAATGAGCCCCACATGGATTTTATACCCTCCCAAAGATTGAGCACGAAGTCAACACCCCAATTAAACATCATCGAAGGCAAAGAAAATATAAAACCAAATAGCCAAATAAAGCCATCATAGACCCATGTAAGAGTACCCCAAATTAACTGACCTACCCAAGTTACAATTTCACCAAAATGATTAAACACCCAAATTGCAGCCCAAATAACAGCTATAATTGCACCAACCATTAAAATAATAGGTGCCCAAGTAATAAGCATCATAACACCAGCGGCAGCCCAAGCAATCGCCAACATAGAGACTCCAACCATGATTACACCGAGCACTGCTGCTATTGCGTAGCCTGCATAAACTCCAACTTGTTTCCAACTGTTGAGCGAATCTTTATTTTTGTCAAGCGTAGCATCGAATAAACCTATACTTTGCAATAGTGAGTCAAAGTAGCCAAATATAGCCTGAAACACTCCAAATATCACCATTGCACCCTCACTGATACCTTGCCAAACACCCATGAAAAAGGCACGAATACGACCGATCCAAGTGGCTATTGCAATGGCAAATTCAAAGATTCCTATCTTTTTTAGTGCCATTTCTAGGTTTTCAGACAGTGTAAAACCCTCATCACTCATAGAAGAGAAAACCTCGCCAATGAATGAAAGTATTGCACCAAGTTTCAAAAACCAAGTAATAGGGCCGTTATTAGGTACTTCTAAACCGTTCGACATATAAGCGTTGAAGTCTTTCACCGCTTTAATCACTACCATAACACCAACCGCCAATAATCCGAGCGGCCCGAATGCAATAGCAATGAGTGAAGCAAAAATCATTAAAGCGTTACTGCCGCTGTCGATGGCTGCCCACAACAGAACTAATCCACCAACTAATAAACCGACTTCAAAGATTATAGGGAGCATTGAAGTTAAAACAGTTGCCATAACACCAGCCAAAGCCTCAAACATCATGACCACACCCACGCCAATAAGGGTTAAGGCTGTCAATACCATGCCTAGAATGCCTATATTAATTACGAATTTTCCTAACCCTGTCTTAGAGAAGTTGACAAACATCTGAGTAAGAGACATTACACCAGCGAAAAGCCAAGTTAAGGCAGGTTTTACTTTGTCGCCTATCTCAACCGCCAATTCTTTGAATGTACCAATCATTTTCCGTTGAGTGTTGGCGAATCCGTCGCCTGTCCGCACGAAGTCACCCACTGCATTTTTACTTGCGGCCATGACGAAGTTAAACTTAAGCATAACTTTCTCAGTTTGAGACATTTTGGCGAAGGGTGTAGTTATTCCTTGAGTCTTTGCAAAATTCTGTAAGTTTTGCTGACTTGCCACTATACCAAGCCCTCCTAAAGCCTCAGTTTCTGTAGTAAACACACTTTTAAGTGCGTTCTTGGCTACATCATGAGAAATATTCTTAAACGATGCCAAGTCACCAGCTAAACCCACTAATTTCATAGATAGGCCTGCTGCATCTTGCTGAGCAAAGCCCATACCTGTTGCCATGTCACCGAATAAACTAGCCATGTCAGAACTCATGATTTTATCAATACCGAAGTTTTGGAGCGTACCATCAGTGAACGTTTTAACGTCAGAAGCATATTTACCGAATGCTACGTCTAACTTATTCATGTTTTCCGCATAATCCGAGCTAAGATTAACCGCAGCCATAAGAGGGGCGACTATTGCCACCCCCGAGCCTATCATGGCAGCTCCCGAAGCTATTTTTCCGAAGCTGTCATTTATCTTATTGGCTATCTTATCCGTTGCCGAGCTAAGATTAACCATTTTATTCTCTATCTTATCGGCTGTTGCTGTAAAGTAGTCTTGCAGGGTGAATGCCACGCCAAAACCTATGCCTCCGCCCGAAAATGTCCCTAATGCCATGTTATTTTTTATTCAAATGTTTCTTTTCTGCTTCTTTTTGTGCTTTCAACCTCTCTAAGTAGGTGTGTCTCCTTCGGAACGTGAGATTTTCAAACTCAGTGAGTGTAAACCCTACACCCGAGTAACTGAGAAAGAAATACTCGGAATCTAGATCGCCTCCGAAGGGAAGAAAAAAGCCGTTACGCCGAGCACGTCAATTGTAACCTCCTTTTCGTTGGCTGCTTTTTGTGCTGCCTCAGGGTGTTCAAACATAATTTCAGTATCAACTTGCCCCTCAACTTCTTTGATTAGTTTTCTTAAGTGCTCAATGTCTTTAATTGGCAGCTTATCCAAGTTAATAGATATAGGCGTTTCTGTGTTCCCTGTCTCTCTCATTTCGCACGGAAAACGCATATAAATAGGCGTGTGGCTCGATCTCTCTTCAAGCTTAGTATTTAAGCCTTTCGTTTCTCCTACGCCATCTAACAAGCTTAATCTTACCTTTAATTTGGTTTTAGGTAAAATTGTGTAGTAGTTACGTTGAATTTCTGAATACTCCTTGTAGTCAGCGTCAATTAACGTTCCGTCAGGCTGCAAAACTTTTAGAGTAGTCATTGGAAAGCCTCCGCTTAAGTCAATCTCTAGCTCGTGCTCCTTTTTACCGCCTTCAACTGATTCGTAGTGCCAAATGAATTTGAAAACAGGGTCAAAGTCATTGGTAAACTGTTGAATTTCAGTAAGTGCCTTCTTTCTGTCACTCGCTAACATGTTTCTAACGAATTCAGGCGTAATGGTTCTCTCGCTGCCTACTCTTACAATTAAGTCAGCCAGCATGATTTCCAAGTTTTCGCCTACTTTCTTTTTCTTTTGCTCTGTCAAAAGTCGTTGGTGTAAACCTGTCATTTCCTTAACTTCGCACTCAACGCCCGAAGTAAGTTTAAAAGTGTGTGTATTATTCATTTCTGTATTTGTTTTATTTCGCAAATTTACATAAATTTTTTGATAGTTGCTTTACACACTTGAAAATTATTGTACTTGATAGTCAGTAAGTTATAACTTTATTGTAAAAACATTATTAAAAAATTTTTGCAAATTAAAAATAATAAATTACCTTTGTAACGTTAAATAATTAAGACAATGGAAAAATCTATTCACACTCATAGAGACGAGGTTATCGAAGCCTACGATTATATAATCGCCCATAGAGCAGCTTGTTATCTAGGTTCTAGCAAAAATCAGGACTCCAACTATTACAATGTAAACGGTATTGTGTGGGAATGGTTTCACGAAGGTTTGGGTAGTTACCCAACGACTAAAGGCATTGAAAGAGTCAATTTTACCCTATAATATGGAAAAGACGATAACATTCAAAGAGTTTATAGAACTCTATTATGAACTCACTAAAAACCTTACTTATGTAAAAGTTGTGCCAAATGCTACAAACAAACTAAGAACAAATGACTTAAGGAGTGTTTATGCAGGAAGGTTAGAATTCAAAGGTAAAACAGGCACTATTTGGACGTTAAAAAACAAAATGGGTACTGCGTGGGAACCTGCAAAAAAGAGACCTACTTTAGGCTACTATTTCATAAACGATAAACATCAAGTAGATATAAGTTTTCATTCAGAAGTTACTTGGTGCCTCAATAACTATAAAGAGGTTAAATACAAAAAGGCTGAAATTGCAGAACTGTTTAAGTGTTATGAGAATGCAGAAATAACATACACACAGGCAAAGTATTATGTATTCTTCAAGTTAAAAACTGATACAAAATACTTTGAGTCTTACCACAAAGTAGAAAGTTTATAATGAAAACCAAATAAAAATTATTATCATTGATTACCAACTAGTTAACTTTTAATTTCATTGCATTATTAAAAATATTTGCATAATTAAAAGTTAACTAGTATCTTTGTAACATAATTAAAACACTTACAAAATGAATATCTATTTTAAGTATTGCCCTAATGTCTTTGTTGCGAAATGTGAAACTACGTACAACAGAGGCGACATTATCCAAGTAACAACTAAGTACGGTAAAGAAAACGACCACATAGTTTTTAACTTAGTTGCAGAAGGTCATGGATTCTTTTATTACTCAATCGTACGAGCTGACGGTTTAGACGCTCAAGAATACGCTAAACGTAAAGCTGAGAAATTAACCAAGTCAGCAGAATTAAGAGAGGCTAAGAGTGATGAATACTGGAAAGCAGCTGACGAAGGCAAAGACTTTTTAGTCCTTGCAGAACCTATCAAGATCGGCCACCATAGCGAAAAAAGACACCGAGCTTTAATTGAACGTAACCACAACAGAATGAATAAGTCAGTTGAGTTACAAAAAGAAGCTGAGAAATACGAACAAAGGGCTGAGTATTGGGCAAGTAAAGCGAATGACATTAATTTGTCAATGCCTGAAAGTTTAGAGTATTACGAGTTTTTACTCGAAGGTGCTAAGTTTAGACATGAAGGGTTAAAGAATGGTACTATTAAAAAGGAACATAGCTACTCATTAACCTACGCTAAGAAAGAAGTAAACGAAATTGAAAAGAAAATAGCAATTGCAAAAAAGCTTTGGGAATAATGGAAAAATACAAAGAATTAATTGAAACATTGAAACAAGGGGGACGCAACGAAGTCCCTTTTGATTTCTTTATTGAGTGCTCGTTCCATGTAATGGAGTTTTGGGATCAAATCACTGAAACGGTTGTAACTCCGACCAAAGTAGACGCCAAAGCGTGGGACGTTCGAAGTATAAGAATTAGTGAACCTTTCTACGGTTATGCTATACCTGAGAAATTTAACAATGACCCCTTGTTAAAAGCGAATGAGTTATATAAATCAATTAAATACAACACATACTATATTGACAAAGATTCTCTATTAACCTTGTTACCTATCAATAAGTTTCAAAACTTATTAGAACTTGATGTTAAAACAGATTTCAAAGAGGTTACAGACTATGGATTTAATCTAAGGCCTTATGTAGAATTTTCGAGAGGTTCAACTGGTGCTTTTACTACAATCAATAGAAAGTTAAAACTAAACGGATTTAGAAAGCTTTATGACGACTTGAAAGATTGTGAGTGTGTGGCTTATACTAGAGATTATACAAAGACTCTAGAAGACAAGAATGGAAAGAAAATAGGTGAACAGCTAATCAAAAACACTCACATTAATTTCGAACTTTGGCGTAATGGTGCAAAACGTTTTGAGTCAGCTCATAGAATATTTTACAGACTCAAAGGTGAAGAGGATAATTACAAATCAGTGCTATAAAAAAACCCGAAGCCTTTAACAGCTTCGGGAAAAACAAATGCCAGACAAAAATAGTAGTAAACGTATGCTTTTATATTCTGTAACACTTATCAACTGAGAACGTTACAGTCTCAATGATGTTGTCAGAGGTTGCCCTGTCGAAGTCGCTTTGGCTAATTTTCTTAACCCAACTACCCTCACAGAACCATCTATTAACCGTAGTAACTCCGTCGGTGCTCATTTCTTTGATTACGATGTTACGGTTTACATTCGCTTGAAGCTTTCCGCCCCCTGTTTGAATGTTTTGCGCTTCTTGTAACCAAGCCCACCCCCACGTGTCAGAAGCTGGTAAAGGTCTCAACTTCTCCATAACTAAATCCCCTACTGTGATTCTACCCGCTGTTTTGACACTATAATTAGCGTCTCCATGTTCAACAGCTTCTATCTCTACCTCAGGAATTGTTACTTTCTGAATCTCCCATTGATCGACACCATCGATCTCAATACGGAAATTAAATACTTTTCTCGTGTTTGCTATTTGTGCCATCTTATGCTCCTATTTCAAAACTTACACCTGAATTTGTCACAATTACGTTAATTCCTACGTACTCTAACGCTGGAATAGGTTGAACGAACAGGTTAAACTTGTATTGCCCTGCCGTGATGTTGGATGACTCATTTACGATTGCTTGGTCTAAAGTGTCAATGTCTTGGTCACCTTGGTACAAGTAATTATAAACCCCTCTATTCGCCTTCAAGTACTCCATTAACTGGCTTACTCTACGATAAATATTTTTCCAAGTTTGTATATCATTCGGGTCGAAAAACTCTGTTTCAATCAAAGGTTTAAGAGCACGAGTTAAGAAAATCATAAACTCAGCTACATTCGCCTTCTTAAGCAAAGTATCTTCTTTTTGTAAAGTAGAGTTACCCCACAATACAACACCGAATGAATCGTGCTCAATGACTGGGTTAATACCTCTAGAGACAACCGCAGAAGCCAATGTTTCACGTGCTGCTGTGCCTAAGTTGTAAACCATACCCAAAGAGTTAGGAATACGACCTCTTTTTTGACCTGCCCATGAAAACCACTCAAAAGCAACGTTATCTTTATTCGACATACGACCTAAAGCGTCACCAATCACTGGAATTTGCACCTTAACGCCTGACGTTGGGTGTGTGATGTAGTGGTCACCAAAAACCATAATACCTCTCCAATTGCTGATAGGCGTAGTTGAAGACAAAACACCCTCTCTATAATCTATTGCTGTTTGACCGTCTGCCCCTGCTGGAGTTCTGACAATTGCTAATAAATCTTTTCTCAACTCAGCATAAGCCACTGTTGCGATGTCTAACTCTGCCACTGCTAACTCAGGAACACAGATTTTAACGATGTCCTTAGAGTCGTCAAATGAGTGTAAGCCTGTCGCACTTGCCACGTCTCCAATGTAATGAATGGTTTGGATGGTGTCAACGTCTTGAGTACCTAATAACAAAGCACCTGAGGCATTGAAAAGAGTTGTATCTACGTCACTAAAGTCTACGTACTTAAGAGTTTGATTTAATACCTCAATATCTTGAGTACTTGGTGTTACATTCACATCTCTAACAGTTTGCGTTAAATCAGGATAACCTGCCAATGCAACAGTGATGTCTTTTTTAAGAGCATTACCCGAATAAGCATCTGTAACCGTTACAGTCACGTCATTACCCCAATAACCTATACTTTTAGCTGTAACTGTAAAGTCGCTTGCAATTACCTCTGTGATACCTCCTGAGAATGCCGCAAGTGTAGCTGTCGCACTCGTAGAAGCGTAAGTAATTACTCTACCATTTGCAACTGCTCCCGACCCTGTCGGAGCTGTAATAACAACTACGTTTGCACCACTCAAAGCCGCTGTGTAGCCACCATTGGTCAAAGTAGCCGCATTGATAGCAGCAATTAAAGCGTTTGCTGTGGTTGTAGTTGTCGGTGATGCTGGTATCGTTGCAATACCGATGCTGTTACCTGCGACAAAAGCCTCTAGCGTTTGAGTTGCTGTACCCGCACCTGTTACAGTGAGTGTACCTTCTGCAAGTGTTTCGCCTACGCCTGCCTGTGTGAAATCTAAAGTAGCTTTGTCACCTACTAAAGTAGTGTAGTCTGTTATGTCTGAGTACTCGGCAACTCTCGAAATACGAAGCTTTGCACCTGCCTCCAACGCTCTTTTACAAAGCAAAGGAAAGCTTGATTTTCTGGAATCAGCTTCATAGTCTAGTAATCCACCAAATACTCGCTGATACTCGATCCAAGAACCTATTAGTGTAGGAGTGTTTACTGGCCCACGTTCTGTGATGCCCAACACTCCAATAACACCTTTAAGCCCAGTAGCGATTAATACCGATAGATCCGTTATTTCTATCTCTGTACGTGCTATTCCTATTGGGTTCATAATTTATTATTTATTCGCAAATTTAAACAAAAATTTCATTAATTCAAAATTATTACAGTAAACTTGGATTTGGTACGCCTGAATAATACAAAGCCCCTTCTCCCTCTGTTACAATTGCTACATCTGTAGTATCCACATAACCATCCAAATTTAAGTCAGTGCTAACGTACAGGTTAAAGATTTGGTTTTGATCTTGAGTCACTATGAAAGTATCTGTTGCATTAACTTCTCCTACGTCTCCAATTTCGTCATGAGCGTTTCCGTACTGCATATAGAAGAAACTGTTTATTAAGTCCAACGGCTCAGTAGCATACCTTTCTGTCCCACCTGATTGTAAGTACATTGCTGCATTTGAAGACAGATTTATAAAAGTAGCTCCTCCCATTTGAGACAATGGTAGTTTTACACTACTAACTGTCAAGTGGTTACGATGCTTAACGACTACAAAGTATTCAATGTTAGGATCAGCATTGAATTGAATAAAATCATTCTTACCTGTTAAGAAGTCCACACATCTACGATTTCCGAAATAAGAGTTGTAATTGGCTGGTTGTCTACACCACATAAAAGCACTATCTACCACCGTTTCACTTGGAAAGCCTAAATTATTAGGGTCTTCCTCTCTTAATTCAAGCTTTATTACATCTATAATAAAAGCATTTCCATAAGTAGGAAAACCTTCTGCCATTTTGATATTACCGTAAGGGTTAGGGTTACCAATAGTAGCCCCATTTGGTACGAAATACTCAGGCGTTCCGTAACCATAGACAGTTTCCAATACTCCTGATGAGTTTAGAGTAATTCCTGTGTTAATAGCTCCTCTTAACCAAACATTCAACGCCACAACTACAATATTTGTAAAATCAGGAGCAACATCACCGCAAACCGTTGAGCCTACACTGTTATAGATAGTCATTCTAACATAAGGATTGACTGTTTGAGTGTCTAATGTTGAATAAGCCCACATAATACGAGGGTTATACCAATTTGAACCGTCTATAAACAATTGAGTCGATTGAACACCGTTTGGATTGACAAACTTAGATGTACCACCATCCACGAACTCTAACTGATAGGTATAACCTGCAATTGGAGGTGTTAATAGTGCCCATTCTTCAATAGATTCTTTTTGAGGGGCGTTAATTGGGTAAATCTGCTGTACCTCAGGTAACCCTATCCATTCGAAAGGTGGGTCTGACTCTATACTAGTAGCTACCGTTAAAGGGTCGCAACTAGTATAAGCTTGTACTTGAAATACATAAAACTCAACAGGGTAAGGCAACATATCAACGTCAAATGAAAAGTCAGTTAACACATTGTCAACAGGTACGATTATTTCTTGAATTGGAGTAAATCCTGTAAGACTTGACCTAATCAGTAATACCAACTTAGAAAGTCCTGAAATTGGATTTAAACTAACACCTACTGTTAAAGTAGTGTTGGTCAAAGTTAATCCAATTCCACCAAACACTACATTACACGTTGGTGGTGGAGGGGGCGGCTCAGGAACTACGATTAACTCGGTAGGTATAATATTTGCATCGTATGAGGTTAAAGGTGGGATATTTTCCGCTAATAGCTCAGGTTCTTCGAGCCATACTTGGTTTACTTCGTACTTATACACCCTCTCTAAATACCCGTCGCCTGAAACGTCTGCACTGCCTTTGAATAGTACTAAAATAACTATGTTAGTGTCTACACCATTGGCATCAATAAGCTTTATATACTTTCTAGCCCCTAGCACTCGCCTAATAATGCTGTCCATAGTGCGATCTATTTGGGTGTTAGTCGTTATAGTGCGAAGCTCATACATAACGTCGTAGGTCATGTCAGGCATCTTGTATTTATTCCAAGTTCCGTCTATGTTCTTAGTGTAGAATTCCTCAGGCCAACCTCCAACGGTTCCGACTGTTTCTCCTGCTCTGTCTAAAAATAGCTTAGCGTCGCTTTTGTCGTCTCTCGTTTCACTTGCACCTATTCCGTACACTTCAATGATGCTTTTAAGATTGTTTGTTATCTTCAAAGCTTCTTTTGCTGCTGCATAGTCCACGCTTGAAGAGTAAAGCGTGACGTCAGGTAAAAACCCGAGCTCAACTGCTCTCCTCCTTAGGTGTTCTGTTATGCTTCTGTCTACTGTTTGAATTATCATTTGTTATATTTTTCAATACGTTTCATAAAAATGTCTACTGGTGAATTGTGTTTAACTACCCATACCATCGCCTCGTCCCACACTGGTTTCCATAGTGGCCTAGCTGGTATGTTACGTGACTTTGACCCGAACTCTTGCACTCTTGCAATGTTTGCCAAGTCCTCACCTCCCGATCTCGCTGTTTTCTTAACTCCTGCGTAGGCTGTTTCACCCTCTACCCATGATGTAATAGATTGAAAGTAAGTACTTGTTTGGATAAGAATATTTTCACTGTGTCCGTTCCTTACCTTTCTTGCGATGGTGGCTGGTTTTAAGGCTGTCCACTTCAAATCTTGTAGGCTTAAATGAGTCTTGGCTAAAGCTTCAGCTTTCAGTGAGAACCTTTGGAGGCAAAGCTGCTCCGCCTTCTGCATCTCCTCGCCAATAATGGAACAAAGTAATTTAACTTTATTCCAATCACCTATTTTCTTAAAAGTCTCGTTATTCATTGGCTTTAAGTCTTTTTGATGTACTTTTTACCCTCTACAATGGTCAAAACGTTTTCAGCTTCAATTGGGCCGTCCAAATAGACTTTAGTAACCTTGTATTTGATGCCTTCAATGGTCATAAAGTCCTTAGCTGGATTCATTATTGTTTCGTTTCCAACTGTCAGTCCTGCTGTAATTAAATTACGGAAGTTGAAACTTACTTTTACTTCTTTGTCGTCATAGCCGCCTGCTCCTGTCATTTGGGTACGTCCAACGGTAGACACTGGGAACTCAACTAAACCGTTCAATGAATAGTCAGTGATAGTTTGATCCTCTCTGTCTTCGTTGAATCTGTCCAAGCTGTCACCTGCTAAGTGGTAAGTTACTGGAGTAACAAAAAACTGGTCTGTTACTGTCTCCAATACGTTCTTAATATCAATGATTTGCTGCGGTGTTAATAAAATGCCCATAGTTCAATTAAGGAAAACAATTAAAAACAATGAATGGAGGCGAAGGTGTGGTTTGTCCTGCTAATTCCATGTAGCGATCCATACATTCGTTACAAATGTCTAACAGACACCCTGCCTGAATACCTTTTTGAAACGCTGACTGTCTAAATGACTTTAAGCCATCCGTTACAGTCATACTGAGACTAGAAGAACCTTTTTTAGTATCAAATTGAGTGTATTCTACTTCAACGCTGCCTGCCTTCGCTTTGCTTAAGAAAGTACTTGCATTTACTGGTAGTCCTGCGTCATCTAAGCCGCTTGATATTTGTAAAGCAATTTTTTCGAGCATGTAAACGCAAACTATATCTGCAATGAGTGAACGTTGTAATACTGAGTAATACTGCTCATCTCCAATTCGTGCCACATCGACTGTAATTTCGCCTGTGTCAGGGTCGGTTACAATAGACACCTTTAGGCAAGTCTCATATTGGTTGCATACCTCCCAAATGAAAGAGGATATAATTGCGAAGTTATTGTCATTAGGTAACACAAATGTAAGCCTATTGAGCACCATTTGGGTAATACTTAAGTCTTGATTGTGTGTTGTTACAATAGGCATATTCTAAGTGTTATGTTGTGCAAGTTAAGGAAAAAAGCCCTCAAAAACAAATGTAGTGAGGGCTTTTTAATAATTATTTTAAGCTTTTACGCTTCTAAAAGTGCTAACAATTCGGCTTTCTTAGCGTCTGCTGCAAACTCAATGCCTTTCTCTGTGCAAATCGCTTTCAACTGTGCTATTGTCTTGCTTGCTAAGTCGTCAGCTGGTGCCTCAACTTTAGCAGCTTCGACTTCTGCCTTAGCCTCAACTGGTGCTGGGTTAAGTTCTTTTTCAGTCACCTGTAAAAAACCTGACTTAATCCATGCTGTGACTTTAGGTGTTTTGTAAAGCTCTTTTACTTGGTCACTCACAAGGCCTGCGCCTTGTGATATGTCGTAACATTGTGACTTTTTATCTCTGAGTTCAACTCTTACTTTCTCCATGATTAGTTTCTAAATAAAGAGTTTTCAAATGCGCTTACGTCCATCCAAGAAGGGAATCCATTGCCTGAGAAAGCCAATGATTTGTCAAGAATTACTCTAGCATCACGGAACATTGAGGCAAAGCCTGTTGTTTGAGTGATGTAAGTACCTTGCATTTGTCTTTCTGCAATTCTGTCTGTCTCAACACTTAATGCTTGAGCATTTAACTTGATTAACGCAGAAGTTGTGTCAATAAACATAACTTGGTTAGTATCAGGCATAGCACCATGAATTAAGAAGTTTAAGCTTTTAGGCATTGGTGTAACACCGTTCAATTTAGTGTCCAATGGCTCTCTCATACCAATTGCTTTGAACTCATCCAAGTTATAGATGTCCATAAACATAGTCTCATCTGATAACATAGCTTGAGGAGAACGACCTAAACGGTTCATTCTGATTAACACTTGCATTAAGTCACGATACACTAAAGTATTCGCTGTTGCAACACCAACCACTGGAGCTGCTTCGCTGTTGTCTGATTGGTCACCATTGATAAGAGTATCAACTGCCAATGTGTCAAGTGCGTTATTCATGTGAACCCCAACGTCTTGTAAGTATAAGCTTAACAAGTTTAAGGCAACAAATTGAACTACTTCGTCAGTAAGCTTTAACCCTGTACCGATTTTTTGCAACTTAACATATTTTTGACCAAAGGAAACGTTACCTACTGGGATAGTTTCACCTTCGCCCAACTTCGACATTTTGCCTGCTGACAAATTAATGTGAGGCATAGCAACCTGCATTGAACCTACTGTTTCTTCACTAGCGATTAACTGAGAATAAACAGACGGTTTTCTCAAACCTTGTCTGATAGCTTCTCTGATAATCTCAGGCATTAAGAAACGATAACCATCAGGAATTTCTCCTGTTGTCATTAAGCTATGGATTTTGTCTCTCGTAGGGTCAATGTCTAACGCCTTATAGAAGTTATCTAAAGTAGTTTGATTGTCACCTGAAAAGCCCCATCTCTCAGCTACGTACTCGGCCAACGTGATGTCAACTGGTGATCTGCTGTCGTTACCTTTACGTAAAGCCTCCATTTGCGTAGTAGCTTGTCTCATGTCAGTTAAGATGTTAGTCTTAACTGTTTGCTTAAGCTTCAAAGCTGCTTCGCTTCTTTTATTGTCTAGTCCTGCAAACTCTTTGTTAGCTCGCAATACTTCTTCTGTTCTTAATTCGAATGTATTCACTGTATATAATATATAAAGTTAAGTTAAGTTAATAATTAAGGCTTCAAATAAGAGTGTCTCAAGATACCTACCAACATCAAGTTACCTGTTGTCTTAGTCTCCAAACAAATCGCTGAAACGTGGTTAGTACTAACCGCTGTTTTCATTTTAGCGTTTGTACCCGCTGTGTTAATGCCACTTTGTGCCAATTCAGCTGTACAAGTTGAGCCTGCGTCTGATTCTGCGTAAATAATAGCTTGGAAAGGTGTTACTACTGTAACTCTTTCGTCAGCTGCTTTACAACCTACTGTAACGTAGCCAATTGGCTTGTCAGTTACCGCAGCACATGGAGACACTGTCCCGTCTGTGTTTAGTTTGACCATAACACCATTAATAACCGCAGCTGTACAAATAAATGAGTGTGCGATTGGGTATGATTCCTCTTTAACGATTTTAAGGGGTGTTTCAGTCCCCAAAGTTGATAATCCCATAAATTTATTATTTATCTAAGTTGTGTGTAGATTAATCCTTGTAAATGCTTACTGTTGTCTTTTTGAATTTATCTGCAATGTCGTCAAAAGTCGCTACTTTAGAAACTTTTGGAGTGTTCTCGCTGTCATCTGTAAGGCTTGACTGGAAAGTAAACTCATTACTTCCGCATTTCTTACAAGTGCCTTCGAATTTCTGTGTCGCTCCTTTGGTGTACTGCTTAAGTAAGCCGTCTAAAGCGTCCGTTTCTGCGTTGTCAATCAGCTTTAATACTGATTCGTCAGGCTGTCCAACTGTAACCGAGTATAAACGCTTAATTTCTGTTCTCTTTGCTGTGATGTGCTCCTTACCAATTGCAGCCTCTTTCTCAAGTGCTACTATCTTGGAGTTTAAAGCGTTAAATTCGTCAATCGTAAGAACTGACACCTTAGAGAAATCAGAAGCTTCTGTGATTGCACCGCCTAAAGCCTTAACTGCCGATTCGTTGGACAAGAGAGTTGCAGGAATTACCGTAGTAACGACTTGCTCAGCTGGTTTAACAGTCATAAATGACTTGATATGGTCTGTTGTAATCTCCACACCTTCTGCAATGCCTAAAGATAGCCTTACTTGGGCTTCTTCTATTCCAATAGTTTTGAGTAATTTTAAAAAATCCTTCATATCTACATTATTATTTCCTGTATTAGTGGATAAAGTTGACTTGTGCAACAAAGATAATAAATTATTATCACTTGCAAAAGAAATTTTATAACTTTTATCTGCTTCGTAGCCTTTAACCTCGTTATCTTCTTTCGAAAACGGTGTGTATACGTTACTTGTGTCGATGTTGATTAACTTTCCGTCCTTGTCTATCTTCTTAGCGAATGGATCAGCTCCTAACCACACTAAACTAGTTTCGTAGTAATCTGAAATAGACGTCACAATACGTCTTACCATTTTACCATCAGTGTGAATCGTTCCAATCTTATTGTAAAACTCGCTCGCTGATTCGAAGTAGTGCGAAGGTTCCCAGTCAAAGCCAACCGTTACCGAGTTAGAAGTAATTGCACCCATTAATACACCTCTTGCGATTTTAGGGCTTGTCTTACCGTCGATCATGATAACACCATCAATTCCTGCGGGTATCATTTGGCCGTCCTGTATTCTCGCCTCTGACCATCTAACAGATTCAATGATTCCAACGTAATTGAAAACGTCGTCTGAGTCATGGTTAGGGTAAACTGGTTTACCGACTAGCTTAGACATAGACGCCTTTAATACTTCTTCGTTTGAGAAATCAGTAACTTTCCAACTGTTGGCACCTACAACAGTTGCAGAGATTAAACGAAACGGTACTTTTACAAAGTCTTCAGGCTTGGGTATTAAGTCCTTAGCCTTTATATCTTGATAAACATTTGCATTGTTAGACTGTCCAAACCAACCGAAGCTTTCCGCATCCGTTGGCAATTCAGACATTGGTAAAGCTACCCCTACGTTTCCGAGTTCTAGCTTAGCGGTGTCTGTCGTTTTATTGAAGCTGAATATAGATGTTTTTGAAGCCTTCATAATTAATTTTTGCAAATATACTAAATTTAATTAGGAAAAACAAAATTTTTATTGCTTAGTGTCAATTAGTTACATATTTTTTGTATGCAAATAACTAAAAAATTTTTGTTAATTAAAAACTTTCATTTACCTTTGTAGCGTATTAAAAATTATACGTTATGTTAGTAAATCCAATCAATAAAGCAATGGACACAGAAGAAGCTCCTAAGAAACCGTTAAGCTACAAAACAGTTAGTAATAACAGAAAGCGTACACGTGGCAGAGTGGATTACACTCAAACAATTAATTACGACTATTTAGGTCAGCCAATGACTAAAGTAATTCACCATCGTTACATTAAATAACCAATGGACACTAAAGAAGAAGTTTTACAAGCTTGCACAATTGAGGGTTTGGTGGTTAAGCTGCCAAACGTTCAACTTGACAGAAAGCTTTATCAAGAAGTCGCTAAGAGTTTAGAACTCATTGGCGGAAAGTGGAAAGGTGGCAAAGTGCAAGGGTTTGTCTTTGCCTTAGACCCTACCGACTTATTAGATACCATTGCAAACGGTGGAAAGCGTAATTTGAAAAAAGAGTATCAATTCTTTGCGACACCTTCGGAACTTGCACACGAATTGGTTTATTATGCTGACTTGAAAAACCATGATTCAGTATTAGAGCCAAGCGCAGGGCAAGGTGCAATTATTGAGCACATCAATAAAGTAGTTCCAAATGTTACTCCTGACTGTTACGAGCTAATGGACGTTAACCGTGTGATGTTGGGTAAGAAAGACTTAAAATATAACTTAGTGGGTGAAGACTTTCTCACTTGCGATAAGAAGTATGATAAGATAATCGCAAACCCTCCATTTGCCAAAGATCAGGACATTAAACACATTCAGCACATGTTTAAGTGTCTCAAAAAAGGCGGTAGACTCGTAAGCTTAGCAACTGAGAAGTTTTACACCAATGGAGACAGTGACGACAAAGCACAAAGATACTTGATATTTGAGGAATGGCTTGATGCGGTAGGTGCTGAAATCCTACATGTGCCTGCTGGTACTTTCAAAGAGAGTGGAACAAATGTAGGGGCGTGTATAATCATAATTGATAGGAAGTAATGGCACTAGAATTCAAAGATTATAGAGACTTACCTTTTCCTACTGTGGTTCAAGATTTATTAATGAAGTACCACAGACACGGTGAAGATGACAATATTATCTATGACGAAAAAGATGTTATAGATATGCTTAAGGTTATGCAGGCTAAACTTGATGACGCCAACAGTTATATTTCAAGTGTCTCAAGTCATACATTTGAGGGAGGTTTCGACGATTTTGAACCTACTAAAGAATAAAGAGTGAAAATGGTAACCTTATTAGATTGACGGCACCCAAGATCAATACTAGCTGTCAATAGATATCTTAAGGGTAGAGTAATTCCGTTAGCAGGTGAGGGGAAAACCTGTAAGTTACATTTAAGTAGCGAGAGTGCCAATGCCTCATGATTGGACAACTTAAAACGTTAATGTATTGCGTTAAATACACTCACTACTCAATACAACGCATTATTCAGACTCGTTGGGCTACTAACCCAAAGGTATTGGTACCAAATCCAACCGACCGTATAGGTTGTAGAGTTAATGTTGTATTGGGTGAATTATCAGGATACTGAGTAATTCATATAATTATTATAGACAAAAAAAAACACTCTGAGACGGAATTTCAGAGTGTTTTTTTTTTGTCTACAAATCAGCGACTACGACGTCCCTGCAAAAAGCATGAAAGACTGGAATTGCTACACCTAAGCTTTGTAGCTCGTCACTGCTGCTTTCCTTTAGCTTCTTTATACCTTCTTCACCCTTAAACACTGAATTAATGAAACTTGAATTCAATGGCAACTGTGTAGGGTCTGACTTTACAAACTCATCAACTTGAGACTGTGCTTTGCTTACTGAAAACTTCTTTCCTTGCATCTCTTTGCACCAAGCACACTGTAACCTATCATTTACCCCTCTGATTATGTAGGTCTCTACTTCTGCCTCTGTCATACTGCCAATTGCAGCGTAGTTTCTAAGCTTGTTTGTAGTTGTTGCGATTATTCTATCAATTTTCCACTGTTCACCTACTAACAAGTTGCCAAAGTTCGCTGTAAAGTCTTTGATACTCTCTTTGTCGCCTCCTAACGGTATATTACCCTCTACATAGTTGGATTTAATCCAAGCTGTCATACGTTTGCGAGTGTCAGGGTCAGTTACGAATTTACCAAGATAGAGATCGTCCGAATTCTTGAAGTATTCAATAGTTCTTAGGTCTGTGAAATTAAATGTTGTCTCTGGAACTTCACCCTTGTACCCTGCTAAGATTGATTTGTCTTTCCTAAATGACTTATAACTTAAGCTTACCCACTTCGTTATAATCGTTCTTTGAGGTGCTGAGAATATGGCTTTCCAATCCTTATACAGGTGAAAGAAAATAGCGTCCGTCACTTCTTGCTCACTTGCCCCTTTGCTTAGTTTTACAAGCTCCTTAGCTATCTTAGTTACTTGTTTGTCGATTGCACTAGAGTAGTTTTCGTTGGTGTCTTTTCTGTACTTATCAAAGAACTTTTGAACCTTTGGGTCGTTGAAATCAAACTTATAGCTTAATGTTTTGCACTCGTTACAGGTACAGTCTAAACCGTAATCCAACACTGGAGTATTTGCACTGATTTCGAATTCTAAGGCTTCTATGTCTTCGCTGGTGATGAGTGAATTGCTCGTTGTGTTCGCTGGGTCGGTTCTTGTGTTGTCAGTGGGTACATCAGGAAAAGGTGAACCGTCAGGCATTGAGACAGGGGCGTCTTCTGCTGGTGTGTCGAATCCTAACATTTGCGCTTTCTGTGTTTGGGTAATTACACCGCTTGCATATAAAGCGTCTGCATTGGCTATCTTAGCAGCGAAGGCTTGTTCTTCTTTCAGCTGGTCATTTAGCATTGGCTTAGCAAATTCTACAATTACACTATTCACTTTGAAGCCTTGTAAATTGATGTCTAATAGAAACAAATCCTCTAGGAAAGCCGCAATTGTCGCCTGATAGTTGGCGACTTGAGCTGATAGTTTGGTTAAAATTACCCTGCCTATCGTTTCAGTGGTGGAGAAATTACGACCCAACATTAAAGGGTCTTGTTTAAGCCCTGCCATCTTGTGCTCCGTATTCATGTTGAATAGCTTAATAGCACCCTCAGGATTGCTTAAATTACCTTTCATGTCGAACTCGTGGGTGTCTTGAAAGCCCATCACGTAGCCCGAATTTAACGCCTTAACCATTTCAGGGACTTGGTCTCTTAGGAACTGTCTGCATCTAGCTTGATATTCTGCGTCTGTCTCTGGGTTAGGGTTGTCAACTGTGCCAATGGTTCGCTTGGCTGGGGCCTTCATTAGGACTTGCAAGAACCCAAACACACCTAACTGCTTCGTTATGTGTTTAAAGTTGATCATCATGTCCTTTTCAATTGCCAAGCTGTCCAATGCTGACAGAAACGGAGGTATAGCATAGGGAGACTCTGTAAAGCGTCTCATTGCTATGTATTTGTAAGTAATAGTATTGAGCGGTTTAAGTCCGTTATTGATACCTAGTACACTTGTTTGCTGATTTGGTGTGTAATTGTCGGTTTGTTTGTCGTAGGTGAAGCGAATCGTAGGAATGTTAACTAAAACCACCTTTTTAATCCTGCTTAAGTCTAATTCAGGCACCATTTCCGCAGAAATAGCCCCTCCGATACAAGCTTGTACAAGTAAGTCGTTAATTAGTGAGTTAATGCCCCCTGAGTAAGCGTACCAGTCTTTTTTTCTTGTCTCTAAGTACTTCTTAATTTCCTTTGCTGTTGTTTCGCTGACTGATTCATCAAATGAAATAGTGTAAGGAGTGTTTCCGAGTTGGACTATGTTGTCTAAGGCGTAGGAAAGGTCTGCATTATACTTGGCCAAATGCTGCAATACTGTGATTAGCTTTAATTCGAAGTCAGGAGTTGCGACTGCCATGTCTTCGAACAGTGAATGGATGTCTCCGAAGCCCTCAGGAATCGTTTCACGTCCACCATTAACAGGTAATGCGACTTGTTCCTCCTTTACGTATTGGTTGTGTGCCTCTGTGTTAGGTCTGAATGTGTCTAATTCCTGCCTTACTGCTTGCTCGTTTGGTGATGGGTCGGGTTTGGTGCTGCCCCAAGTTATATTTAAGCCGAATAATTTCATCTTTACCTTGTTTTGACTACAAAGTTAATAAAATTATTTGAAAATTGGAAAATTATGTTAAAGAAAAACCCAACCACTTGTTTAAGGTGATTGGGTTTGTGGATGGTTAAAACATGTGGTCTATAAACACATGATCAGGCTGGTTAGACATCTCTACTATAAACCCTGTATCGCAATACTCGATCTCTACCTGTACTGTATCGTACGACTTATCGTCTAACTTATAGCCTTGTTCTAATAATTTGTTGTAGACTACTATTACATCACGCATTTCCTCTACTGTCATTTTTACTTTACTCATATTTTTATAAAATTGTGAAATTATTATCGTTTATTATAGAATCTATTAACTCCTTTGTTAGTTTAAACCACTCATAAGTTACTCTATATTCTGCATACTGTTTATGTAATGTTGTTTCTAAATCAAGCTCAGAATAAGCTAATAAAGTAAGTGTATCATCAAATCTGTTTCTTTTTATATCTTCAAACCTTTTTAATGGGTCTGTGCTTCTACCTATCTTCGTTAAACCTGTATTCTTACTATAAATTAAGTATGTTTTACTTGCATGAGTCTGTTTTTTAGTCTCTAAGTTTTGAAGTATAAGAGTTATGTCTATATTTAGATTAGGTAGAGTAGTTTTAACCCAATGCATAAACTTTTCGTTTACCTTTCTTCTACTTTTAAATATAATTTTATTTAATACTGATTTATCAATATAAGACATTTTTTGAGGACCTCCTTTAGTGTTTGTAATTATTGAAACACTTTCTAAATCTTTTGTAGCTGACCCTACGTTTCCTATATTTAACATATCACAAATGTCTTTCACACAAAACAAAGGGTTGCCATTGGCATCAACCTGAGTTCTAATTTCTTTGTCTTCTTCGAACTTGAAGACTTCTAATTTATTCATTATTTTTTAATAATTTTATCATTTAATTCCCAACCTAAAAAATATCTTATATGTGCTAAATGTGGAGATATAAATCCATTTTTAATAGCTTTATAATGACCACCTTCTTTTTCATATAATTCAGAAATAAATTCTTCCACCTCTTTTGTTAAGATTTTATTTGAAGTCATTTTATAAGGTAAGTCTAAATTAAAAGAAAACTTTTCACCCATACCCCATTGTAAATTTTCTACTATTTTGGTAGTTTTATTACTAAAATCTTTATCTCCACTTTCATTAAATTTACAAAAAATAGTGATACCCATTGCAGAACAAATGTAAATATCTTCTTTTATATTTTCTTGTATAAGTTGTTGAAATTCTGATTGAAATTTTACTTTAACTTCATTAATTGCATTATTGATAGCTTCAATATATCTATCCTCAAATTTTTTTATTTTATTAAAATTCATAAATTAAAAAAGCCCTAGAATGGTGGAAGACATTTTTCGGGCGTTTAAGGTTAAAAACCTATATTATTATTTACAAACTTCCACACTTGTAAATAATTGTGATGCAAATGTAATACCTTTATTTTAATTGTGCAAATTTTATTTTAAATACCTCTCTAAAACTCTAAAACCTCAGCTTCTTTGAGTCCATCCTCCAACGTCTTAAGCTTTCTTTTCAACGTCTCAATCTCTTTGTTCACCTCGTTTATTTCCTCCATATACTCAGCCTTAAGGTGTGCATTGGCTGCTGCCTCAGTCTCAAACCATGAATTCTTTTTGCACCTCAAATACTCGCTTACTTGCTCGCCTGTGAACCTGCAAAGGTAATAAACTAGAGTATTGGTGATTCTCAATACTCTATGCGGTGTGACTTTCTTATCGGCTACTCTGTACCAAATCTTATATGCCATTGGTTCTGTTATTTCTGCCTTGAACTTGTCTACTTAAAACATCTAGTTTAAGGTTGACCTTAACTTCATAATAACCTACTGCGTTTTTGTTAGTGTCGTAGAGCATGCAACGTTTTGTGTCAACATACATAAAATCGTTACAGTCGTTGTATTGGTAAGCGTCTAAGCCTTCTATTGTCTTACCTGCGTAGTAATAGCCTTCAAGTTGGAATTCTAGATCAACAGAATCTAATTGTCTTGCATTAGTAGTCCATATGCTATTTTTGGGTGCTAGTTTATGGAAAAGTTGAATGCTTATGACATCAATTGCACAATGTTGCTTAAACCTAAAGTTTCGAGCATCGCAGAAATCATAAAATACATTCAATGGTACATTTGCTACTAATGTTAGGTATGTGTTGAAATTTCCGACTATCCAAGCACCTAAAGTTTTGATCGTTGTGTTTACTGTTACCTTTCTCATTTTATTTTTTGTTTAATATTATGCTACAAAGTAAGCGGTTTATTTTCAATTATGCAAATTATTTTAATAATGTTTTTACACTAACCTTATAACTAACTGATTACCAAGCACAATAATTTTCATTACTCCCCAATGAAAGGCATAGAGGAACTGCGAACCTTCACACGTTTACGAACTTCGTTTGAAATGCAACGACACATGATATAATCGTCTGTATAGCTCACGTCCCCATCTTCGCCATCTTCGTAAATGTCACCTGATGACTTTAGAGTCTTACCCAATGCAACGGGTCTATTATGCTCATCATATACAAACGTGTAAGCTTCTGATGTGAAAAAGGGTGAGTAAATTACAATAGTCTCATTGATTAAGTCTTCATCTAGGCCACTAATCATTACACCCCTCGATTTACCTGTTGTCTGA